ACGATACGAACCTTGGAGTCTTGTTCATCCAGTTTGGCATTTGCGTTTTGAATATGTTCTGTCAAACCGGGTTCTCCACGATGCCAAAAACGTCTATCTCTGATCAAATCCCGAAATTGACTGTCCGAGAGTAAACGATCAGAGCCTTGATTAAAGGGTCTAAACCAAGCAAGTCCTTCTTGCTTAAGGCGCATGGCCATATCGTGTAACTGATAAGGGTCATAACACACCTGTATAATATTATAATCCTTTATCAGCTTTCGAAGTACCCTTTCAGGTCCAGGTTTTTCTTCCGTCCCTTGAAAATCAATTTTTCCGGAATGGTCTGGAGCCCATTTTTGGGAATAAATGGTCATTACTTCGTCCGATCTATGAGGATTGCGGCATCCCATCCAGAGAGCAAAATTGTCATTGGAGGTGGCCGCGTCCATGGAAACGACCATGGGATGCCTTTTGTTTTCAATCTCAGGCCATTCTTCCGGAGGTCGATAACAGGCAAACCACCACGGCATAGGAACAAAAGTTTCGGTGGATGAAACCCATTGATTCCGATGGATGCGCGCAAACTGGTTTACCGGAAGGATCTTCTCTTCGGAATTGTAATATTCCTTGGTCTGCCAGGGACACCGGGGTTTCGTATTCCACAAACACAACATCCCTGCCTCTTTATTGGTATAAAGTTCAAGAGAGGCCGGGGGACCATCCGTAACATTGTACAATCTGTCAGGCCAGAGCAATTTTCCCTGTTTCACCCCGATCTCATAAAGAGAATAAAGAAGGTCTGATTCCTCCATGAAACCAGCATACGTTTCTATCCAGCGAAATGCTCTTCCGTATTTCTGAGGAGGAATGGTAAGTTCCACCCACATTTTTTGTTTATCAACTTCATGGGCCCCCCACAGTTCGGAAAACGTGACCATATCAGCATTCGTTCCAGCCTCCCCGGACGGATCAATTGGAATAGCTTCAATATAAGAACCACCAGGAGATGTGAGTCTGTATCCCAACTGGCGATATTTTTTACGCATTTTTGGATTAAGTTCAATGGCTCTGCGGACATAATGCGCCACCCTGGAGTCAGCCTGTTTCAAGTCATTGGCAACAATATAAAATTCCCCGTATTCAGCGAATGTAGCCCGGTACAAATTAACCGCGGCCGCAATGGTCGATTTAATGGATTTTTTTACATCAGACCAGACGATAATAGAATACTTAAAGTTCCCCTTTTCGTCTGGAGTAAGAGCTTCATTCAGGACATCCCGCTGATATGGCTGAAGAATTATGCGGCCTCTTGCACGCGGATCATTACGAGTCTCTGGAATGAAGAAATTTTCTTCAATCCAACTCACCGCCCTCGGCAGTATCAACTTCTCTGCCGCCGCCTCCAGGCCCCTTGTTAATTCTGTCGCCAACGACTCTCGTAAACTCATATTGGATCCTCTTTAGAAAATTCAATTTTATGTGATCGTCAACGCCTTCCATGGAATTGGTCGTTGAAATTATTGCAGCCAGTAATTGAGCAGTAAGTTCATAGGCGTCTTCGGCAGTCAATACAGCGCGAATATCCTTGATGATCTTGACCTCACTTTCAACCAATTTTCTATCAAGATCAATGGCTTCAAACATCTGTTTCCAGGAGGCGTAATCATGATAAGCTCTTTCAAATTCCTCGTCCACTTCCTGCATATGTACTTTTTCGTCGGGAAAGCCTTTATTTAATTTGTATTTCTCCCAAAGTTTACGAATATTCTCAAGCCTGTCCGGAGCCTTGTCGAGATCAATGCGCTCGGCCAGTTGACTGATCCTATCCCGGATAACTTCAAGAGAGGCGCGGTTGGACAATAAGCGCCCATCCTGTTTCATTTCCATATATTTGGATGCCAGCCTGGTCAATGGAAAACCGGAATTTTCTCCTGATTTTAACATTCTACCTCCAAGTCCATAAAAATTATTCTTTGGGTTTGGACCACCATGAAATCGACAAAATTTATAACCGGCAACGGCCTTGTGACCGCACGAAGAACGTTCAACTCCGCACTCGGGACATGGGATTTTCGGACCCCATTTTGTAAACCTGTGACCGCACCCAGAGCATTCACGCTTGAGGGCTTCGCACTTCATTTGCTAAAACTCCCGCAATCGCATGACAAATTACAAGATGAACATCCTCAACCACTTTGATATCTTTGCTTTCAACAGAAATTACAACTCCCGGCATATTTCCAAGTTCATTCTCAACCCACACTGGACCAGTAAGGATAATCAATTTTCCATCCCTTTTCAAAGCGAACCTGGCAGCATTGATCACATTCATGGAACTTCCACTACAGGAAATAGCTATAAGAATATCTCCAATTTCAAATGATTTCATTGCGAATGAAAACATTTGATCCCAGCCATCATCATTACCGTAGGCAAGAATAGTAGGGATCAAAGATGGAATAGCCAGGGCGTCTATTCCAAGCATTTTTTGAAGGTCGTTGGAAAAGTGCATAGCCGTGGCTGCACTACCGCCATTGCCAACAATCCAAACCCGCTGGCTGAAATTGCGTGCATTCTTGATTAATTTAGCCGCCTGAGCAACAGACGAGAGGGGAATTTTACCAACAGCCTCTTCTACAGTATCAAAATAATCCTTGAAAGTAGTCGTATCCATAATCTCATTTTACCATGTAATTAATGCCTGAACCCACCGGGAGAGGACCGGCGGGTTCAGGTTTTACCCCACCCAAAGGAGAGACAAATACATTATAGCATAAATCGAAAACATTTCAAGTATCCAAAGCTCCCATAACCATTGAAATACACTTTACGGGATCCCGTTCCAGCATTCCTGGAGAAAATCTGAACACACGCCATCCATCCAGGGTGGCTGCATTATATTTTTCAAGGTCTTTATCCTGCATATGCCTGCCACCCCCGGGCACATGCCAAGCATTCCCTTCCACTTCAACGGCAATTTTCCCCTCTGGCCACGCCCAGTCAAATCTCCATTTTCGAACAGGATCAAATCTAAACTCCGCTTCTGGCAACGAATAATTGATGGCCAACATTTCAAAATAATATAGAAATTCCTGAGCTTTATCAGTCGTCATTTAATCCACTTCTTTCATGATCACGATCGACCTGGAAACATTTTTAACCCTCGAGATCAATCCACGCACCTCCAGCTTTTGAAGATAATAGCGGACCTCAGAAGTTGAAGGAATGTCAATGGAAGCCATTATTTCACGAATGGACGGAGAGTAACCATTCAGAACCATGAAACTCTTGCAGAATGCAAGAACTTTCTTTTCTCTTTCAGACAACTCTTTCACTTTATCACCTTTTGATTGTGAACCAGCTCATCGATCGAATAATAAACAGGGATATTGTTCATTGCAGCCCAGCCTACTTCCTGGTCGGCACCATGCGATTCGCCGGGGAGCCTCAGCAAACAATCACAGCGCAAGATCCATTCATAGTCCATATCCATCCAGAATTTATACGGATGGGGAATGAGAAAATGCCAAAAATGAGTGTGAAGAGGCGGATAGGGAAGATAGCCCAGTTTTGCCAAACGATCGGCAACGATCAGCGATCTGCGTACATTTATGGCAGTATCACCTACAGTATATGGACTTGCAATATAAACAAGGATTCTCATCCGATCCTCTTCAGGCTTATCGACGGTTCTCCAACCGTATAGCATTCTTTTATATCAGGATGTTTCTCGACATACACCTCGAGTCTTTGCGGGATCCAGGATTTTTTCGCCTTCACATAAACAGCCTGATAATAAAGACCATTAACCGTGAACCCAACCTCTTTTACATCTGCCCTGATCTCTTCAGCCAGTTTCTTGATATTTTCGTCCACCGCTTCAGCCTTCCCGGAAAACTCAGCCTCGATCTCTTCCTTGCGCCGTGCCAGGGAGGCGTATACTTCCCTGGTCTGGGCCTCAACCTCCTCTTGAATGGCCGACTTCTGATCAATGACCTGTTTCAGAATCAATTCGTTGTGAACAGTTCTCTTTTCCAGGATCTCGGCACGCTTACGATCTATCTCCGCAAGAGCCTCTTTGATCTCCTCCGGAACGACCAGGGCCGCCAATTCCAACGAAACCTGATCATTAAACTCATTTACGACAGGTTGAAAAGAATCTTCCACCTCCCGCATCCGCTTCAATCCAGAGCTTACTATAGCCTCCACTTCGGCGGGCAGTTTCACGTCTTCCAACAAGGCTTTCTTGTCGGCCTCCAGAGAATCGCGATGCCTCTGATAATCAGCATAAATATCCAACTTGGTTTTAATGTCAGCTTCATTCATTTTGTCACCTTCCTTATCCTTTCAGCCATGAGCGGGGCGATGATCTGGTTAGTTGCCATTAGTCTCCAAATGCAAAACGGTCTGAATTTTTTCGAATCTCCGCTTTGTCATTTCGATATAGTCTGGTTTAAGTTCGCATCCGATGTAATTCCTACCATGCTTGATCGCCACCGCTCCAGTTGTACCGGAGCCGTTGAATGGGTCAAGGACAATCTGCGGAACGGGGTTGGACACTTCTTGGTCAGCGAAAAACTTTGACCAAGTTCTATCGGGATCGTCTTCTACGAATGGGACATCTTCAAAATGCCCATCACAAGTACATCCGGGTTGCCATCCAAGCGTGGCGTTTTCTCTTGCGGGGAGGTCGTGCGACCAACCAGAACCAATCTGTTGCTTACTTCCTGTTTCCATTGAACCGCCAATAGCCCCCTTACTCTTTCGATATTCCCAATTACTTTCGTTCTGTCTTTCCACCACCCTCGTCCACGCCTTTCCGCATTTCGGACATTCGCCTTTCTCTGACGTTCCCGCCAATATGCAGGGTTCTATCAGGTCGGGCGGGTATGTGGCGAAATGCGCCTCTTTGTAAGGCTTCGTGGTTACGGTCCAGACATCGCGCTTGTTGCGGACGGGCGACAGATATTCTTCTCCCACCAATCGTTTTAGGTGCATTGAATTAGGTTGCTGACCATCCGCTTGCAGATTCTTGTATTCCCATCGTTTATGACCGCGTTGGGCAAAAGTCTGTGGTTTTCCTCCAGGCATCACGCCGTCATAACTTTTTATCGCACCCTTAAATTGGTCGTCTTTCCTTCCGCCGTATCCAGTAGCCTCTTCTTTTATCGCCTCGTTGTCATAGTAATACCGCGCCGACTTGGCAAGCAGGAAGATATACTCATGCGACTTGGTGGGTCTGTCTGTAACGCTTTCCGGCATTGGGTTCGGCTTCGCCCAGATAATATCGCTCCGCAACCACCAGCCATCGGCGCGCAGGGCGAACGCGACCATCCAGGGAATGCCGATGAGGTCTTTGGGTTTTATGCTTTCATGCTTCCTATCGGTGGGACGAGTTTCGCTCATTCCTGTTATTTGGTGATATGACTGTTCAAGCGTTTCACGGTCTTGGTGTTCGGTGGACCATGCCTGACTGGATTTCCCTTTTCCGCCCGTCATGGTAGACCCAAAATAAGAATCTCCAAGATTTAAGAAAACCGTACCATCATCTTTCAGCGCCCGCCGCACTTCGCGAAACACGGCGACCAGTTTGGCGACATACGCTTCGGGCGTTTCTTCGAGGCCGATTTGCCCCTCTATTCCATAATCGCGCAACCCATAATAAGGCGGCGATGTAACGCAGGTCTGTACCGAACAGTCCGCAACCGTCTTTAGAGTTTCCAGACAGTCGCCCAGTAGAATCTGGTTAGTTGCCATTAGACGCCTCTATGATCCGCCTACCGATCCATTCGACCACCGGAACAGCAACGGCATTACCGAGTTGGCGATAGCGGGGAGAATCCGCCTGTCCATCCGTCCAGCCGTCGGGGAAACCCTGCAAGCGTTCACATTCGGTTGGGGTCAGGCGGCGGACACCGACCAGCGGGACTTGATTGCCTCCCGTCCCCATGCGCTGCTGGAGGGTTGGGGCAATATTGCCGGATTCGCGATATGTTTCGGAGGCGTGTTGCATTTCCCATATCATCTGTTCTTGTCCTCCGAGCGTCATTGCTCTATCTTCCAATCCCAAATAACCCTTCCCTCCCCCTTCTTTTCCGCCTCGCAACGTCCAGGACGTTGCGACAATCGGTTGTTCGTGCGCTCCCGTCAAGGACGGCGAGCCGTCCTTGACGATTCCGGCGTTTGCTTGACCAGTGGACATACAAATTGCGGTCAAATCAGTACCCCCCACCGTCAGGGATTGCTCGGTTTCGTTAACGTACATCCCACCGTTTGGACGGTCTTTGCGCTTATGTTCTCCGCCGTCATTTTGTTGAATATTATAGGCAAGAAGGGTAGTGTTTATTCCTCCATCACCTTTATCGCCACTGTGCGAAGGACTTGCTCTAATTGAGTAGGCAACCTCTTCCCCCGCTTTTCGACGCGCCGGAGGATGCCCTGGCACGCCTTCGCGCTCAAATAATACTTCCGCGGCGCGTTCTCCTCTAAAATCTGCGACAAGGAAGATACGACGACGGCGTTGGGGTATTCCAAAGTATTGCGCGTCCAAAATTCTCCACGCAATGTCACGCGCCC